AACACCACCCTACGGCCCTCACCGCCCCCTAAAAAAGCATACTGCAACGCATCGTGGATATGAGAAAACCTATTCTTTGCCGGTCTTTCTTCAAAACGCTCATTGCCCATATGATATTGACGCTTGTACTGGTAACCACCTTCAAAGCCAGAGACAAGAACAGTGCAGTTAGGGCTGATTGCAACAGAAGGATAGCCATCTACCATTCTATTTAGCGCACCATCAACAGCTTCGATGCGAATTTGAACATCATTGCTTGGCGCAGGATAGGCTTGGATGCCTGCCGCCCTTAATATCATGAATGGAGTCTGCTCAGATGTCTGTGCCATCTGGTTTCCTGCCGGATCACCTATGAACTTGAACTCGTGTTTGTCCCATCCTTGCCTTGAGATCTCTCGCTTGAGGATGTCTGCGAATCTTCCCGCTCCCATATCCTGCCCGATAACCTCGTGGAATATCGTCCACTTTCCCGAATGGAGTTGTTGTGTAAAGACTGCCGACGGCGTGCGGCCAAAGTCAATGCCAACGATAATCTCCCTGCCATCGATCGGCTCAATGGGTGATTGGGCAACATGGGCTTCCTTTCTAAATGATTGGTAAACAGCTTTTCCGTCCAGAAGAGCCTGATACTGATTAAGAACATAGACCCTGACCCAAGAAGATGCCTTGCCAAGAATGATCTTGTCATAATAGTTGGGCTGTAGGTTGTCCTTATTCTCTCGCTTGCCGTTTAGCTCATAACCCTCGATAGCACCAGCGCTGCTTTTGATTTCTTTCATTGCACCAGGCTGGGAAAAGAACATCCAGTCGTCTGGCTTGATTAAAAGAAGCTTCTCTTCTTCTGCCATGTATTCAGGCGCTGGGACTTCTCCCGACATGATGCCCCACCAGTGCGTTTCGTCTGGTGCGTTTGTGTCCATAATAACGCCGTACCAGCTAGGACCACCATCACGCATAGAGGGAAAACGACCCACGCGCATTGTACAGGCGTCGACAATTGATTTAGGGATCTCTCGTGCTTCATTGATCCATACTCCTGTAAGTTCCAATGACAGCAGTTTCTTTATGTCTTCCTGTTTGTCTAAAGCCAAGAAGATGACTTCAAGCTCAACAGTGGTTTTGTCACCCAGACCAAAATTGACAAGATGTGTGTACGGAGGCGACCACACAAACTTGCCAATCTCGTCTGAAAACCAGTCACGCCATGTCTTGATCGTGGTGGTTTTAAGCTGCGGATTCGTATTTCGAATAACAGCCCATCTGCTTCTTCTTATTCCAGCTTCATTTGGCTTCTGATTAACTGCACGGCGCATGATCTCCATGCAGCATGTAACAGACTTGCCAGATCCTACCGGACCCCTGATCCCACGAACAAACGCACTGTCCTTCATAAAGGACTTAGCTATAGGACCAGGAGGTTTATAGTCTAGATTCACCTTACGTTGCCAAGAAACTTACGACGAGCAGCAGCGCCAGCGCCAGAAGCTGCGGCCCTTTGAGATGCGGTCAGACCATCGCCTTTAACCGTAACAATGTTCTTTGATGCGGCATCCGCTGCGGCTTTTGATGAATTTCTTTGCCTGTTAGCCAGCCTGTTTGGATCATTGGGATCAACACCGGCATTGCTGCTCATGGCGTCTGAAAGGGCTACTTTGTTCTTTACAGTATAGAAACCCTCTGTAGATGATTTGCCTGTGCCACCTCTTGCCGGATCATAGGCTCGACGACCCTGATATCTGCCACCAGAAACAACGCCAACCGTTAGCGTTTCACCGCCGTACTTGCTCTTTCCGCCACCTGACTTCTTTGTGGTAACGGGAACACCGCCACGACCAAGAGCCTCAATTTGCTTTGTAAGATTGTATTTTGATACTGGATTATATGCGTCAGATCTTCGATCTTTAAGCTCCTCAATAGAAGAGAGGTTCTGCGCCATTCCTGCTGCCCTTGCTCCGGCTGCACTTTGGCCTCTTGTCAATTGTGTGCTTCTGTTCATTGCGGCTCCAGTCGCTCTTCCTGCTGCTGGACCTTCGGTGCGACGTGGATCTCTAGTCTGCCTTGCCTGATAATCAGTTCTGATCTGATTGGCTTTCTTCCGCTCTCTAGCCTTTCTGTCTGAACTCTCTGTTTGTGCTGGCCCTGTTCCCATAATCGCCTCCTATGGGTTAAAAATATTTTTGGTGGTTGGGTTATTTAAGTCTATTGCGTGTGTGGTTTACCTTTTATGTGATCCGTCGCAGTTTTCTAAGCGGGTTACATTGTACAGCTATACTTCCGTCAGGGGCCCCAGCCCTAGTCTACGTTGAAGTTAATCTGTACCGCCGTGCTAGGTGTTCTCACAACGTCCTGTCTGAATCCTGCTCTATCCATCAAGTCTCTTGCAGCTTCAAGCCTTACATACTGTGACTTACTTGTCAGCAACTCTCGCATTGTCGCCATTGCTTGTGTAGCGTCCCACCCCAAAGTCATCATTGCCAACTGTTGTCTGTACTCGATAACATGTTGTTTGTTCAGGGTATTGTAAGCCCAAGCCTTGTTCCTACCCAACCTCTCTGCTGCCTGTGTCGGGTTGCAACCATCATGCAAGATTACATGCACCAATTCTGCCTGTGCATCAGTAATTTGCGGCTGTGCCGTCCGTACTTCAGGAGCATGTTTCTCGATGTCTTCCATCGGAACCACACCACCTTTGTATCGCTCTTGTTGGCTTTCGTCTGCCTTCGTCATGCTCGTGTCCTGTTGCGCTACGGGCGAGTATACACAGTCATGTAAAACCCCTGTCAAGTCACTTGTTGTAACCGTTTGTTTTGCTTCGCAACTGTCCTCGCCGGACAGGCAGCTTACTCAGCTGGAGTAAACTGTTGTCAGTTTAATCACATAATCGTATCGCCGATTAATCACTCTTTCTTTGGCCTTGGTCGGCCAACGCATGATGGTAGTAATCGGACACCATCATAATCTCAGGTGAAAGCTCGCTCTCAAGCGAACTTCCTCTGAGATTCTGGGTTCCGCTAACACACCACATGCAAGTCATGTAGGTGGATAATTGAGACACACACACAACGATTCGTTAGCCTATCATTAAATGATGACCCCATTCAGTCTCGATCAGTCAAGTTGCACCTGAACATCGAGGCTAGCCGTACAATTTACGGACCCTCCAATTTAACTGCATTTTGTTTGGCGAGCTATTCGCTCGCTGTTTGTTGAAATTAAATCGGTTCCTTCCGTAAATTCTACTCCCATACGCACGTCGGCCCTTGGGGGCCAACGCACTGTACTGCGGCTGCCAGCAAATTGACTGCTGCGAGCCTGCTGTGGTCCGGAGGGGTCAAGGCTACCAATCGTTGTGAGTGTGTAGCCAACTGGTCAAACGTAAAGGAGAAGACCAATGCAACCATACAGAAACCCTATCACTGAAGAATCACCAGCCATCTTCGATCATGACTGGAACGATATTGGCACCGTCTGGGCATCAGATGAGATACGCATGGCACTGGAATCAGGCGATCTACAACGTGCCGCTGATCTAGCAGAGCAGATGAGCGACACCGACTACTGTATCTTTGATTGATACAAAGCCAACCATGGGGTGGGTAGAGATACTCACCCCGTTACGTCAAGGAGAATCACATGTACAAAAAGACTGTAGACGACATCTGGAATATCAGCCTGTCAGACCTCATCGACATCAACAACCATCTTCTCACTGTTCTTGGTGAGGAGCTTATTTTCCAAGAAGCGCTCGTTACTGATTGGGAGCAGAAGATCCGCTCACATTGTCGGACACTGCTTAATGCGATCAACGTGATGCACAGACTAGGCGTTCCGACTAACTCCGAGCAGTCATTCGTTACCACCAAGTGGATACCGGACGCTCTCACCAACAGCGATGTCAATGAACTGATAGAAGCCAATGCGAGTCTTGATTGGGTTCGCAGTCACCGCAACTACATCTTGAACTAGAGGAGAATCACATGACTGACATGACAATGGAAGATCTCACAACTGAGAATCTCGACCGTATCGCCAAGGCACTACAGAAGGATCTGTTGCCTAACGATGACTATCACGCACAGTGGAAGCGTGAGCTTGCCAACCGTCTGAAGGCTGTCATCGACATGTTCGACGACGGCAACGACGTCATCATACAGGCCAAGCTGGGCGATCAGCTGCCCCGTATGTTCGAGAAGATGCTGGACAACGTGGCTGACCGTGCAACGCAGGTCAAGCGTGAGCGTGCCAGACACATCCGTAATGACATCGGCATCGAGATCACACAGAACACCATCGATCAATCAGACGAGCAGCTGGAGCGGCTTCGTGTCCAGTGGTGGACATTGAACGAGGCGTTCAAGGTTGCCCGTGGACCTGTCAGGCAGCAT